ACTGATAGAGATGGGCTATCAATAACAACATCAAATGTATTGCTTAATGTTGTGCCGACTATTACCGACCCTGGCACTGGTGAAATTGCTGCTAATATTTCCGACCCTGACCACAGTTTAAATTATACTTGTGGCACTTCGGTAGGTGATTTCGCTGTAAGTTATGGCGCACAAACTAATATTAGTTACGTTGCCATATCAGGACATACGGCAGCAACTCCAGCACAGGCAACCATTGAACTGTATAATGATACAACGTTGATTGATAGCGTTGTGTTGCAGCGTAATAACAATGTTATGTTTACGTTTACTGCTCAAGCATTCCAAGACTTAATAATTAAATTTGTTACTGTGCCTAATAACTATCAAATGACTGTTAGTTTTATTGCAGCCGGTGAAATTATTACGCTGTTAAAAGGTCAGCAAGCGGGATATGCGCGTAACTGGTTAAACCGTCACACAACACAAAGAACAGCAAGCACTTTAGAGGTTGGACCAATATCATCAACACAAAGAGCTAAGTCCTTAAAGGCTACTTTGTCTATGCCTAACGAGCTAGCGGTATTTGTTGAGGGAACATGGCAGACATTTATAGACTTTAGTTTTGAGCAACCTTTCTTTATTAAAGAGTTTAAATCTAAGCCTGAGTCTACATATCTTTGTTATGATCCGATGCCGGGCGTTAAGTCTCATCCGTCAACACCTACTCTAGATGTTATTACTTTGAAATTCACAGCGTTTAACGGGTTATTTTAATGAGTACATTTTTAGCAACTCAAGACATGAGAGTACAACAGCACTTTGAAGTGTTCGAAATTGACTTACCTGTTATTACTGGTGCTTGTACCTTGGGGTCTTCTCAAGGTTTCGGCACTCCTTTAACTTGTGATCAAGCGTGGACTAATGAATATAAAACTTATTATTTCACTAATGAGAATGCGCCTATATTGCCAAGCATTAACGGCCAGCCTATTTACAGGTGTATAACTGCAATAAAAGAAACAACTACAGAGTTAAAGCCTGGTGATGGATTGTCAGCAAGGGGGTCATTAAATATAACATTTACTGATTTTACCAAACAAGACCCGAACGTTACCGCACCTGGTGTTACTGCCGAAGTTAAAAGCCAAGGTACATTTTTTGGCAAGTTAAACGCTAGGCAGATATTTGAAAACAAAACCGTAAGGCTTAAACTGTATCGCGTACAACCTGATGGCACTGTCGATTTAGTTAACGGCGCTCAAACTAGGCACTATGTAGCTAATGCTTTTAAGTTAAATCCAAAAAGCGGTAAATGGTCGCTAGCTTGTAAAGATGTATTGTCACTAGCGAACTTAGATGAGAAGTCATGGCCGATAAATACAGGCGGTTTTGTTCGTCAAGATATTAATGATAGCGTAACCGTCATACCTGTTGACGGTGACACTGATTATTCTAGCGCTGTATTTGTGCGTATAGGTGATGAATTTAGCCAGATAGTTACCGTATCAAATAATCTTACGCCTACAGCTACATTAACCGTAACTACTCGAGGTGGTGATTTATTCGCTCCAGGTTCGGCGGTATTACTAACAACTACCAATGCGGAAGATCACAGCGCTGGTGATGAAGTATTTATCTGTGACTTATCCGACGATGAAACTATTGATAGCTTTATCACTAAAGTTTTAGTTGCTAGTGATTTCGATGTATCATTAATACCTGCGGCAGAATGGGCGGCAGAGGTAACAGAGTGGCATGCAGCGGATAAGATAAACACATTACACAGTGAATCAGAAAGCGTTAATGATGTGCTTAATAGGGTGCTTACTGGTTACTTGATGGACTTATGGTTTTCTACCACTGAAAACTTAGCTAAATTATCAGCTATATCAGTATGGAAGCAATCAACCGAGACACTTATCGAAGGTAAAGAAATAAACGCCTATACGATAAATAAAACGCCCAAGGAATCAATAAGAGCATCTAGAGCGCTAATTTTGTATGACAAAGGAAACCTAGCCGACACTGACGGATACAAAAAAGGCAGTCAATTTTCTGATAATACTTTAATTAGTGCTGCTTTATTTTCTAAGCACAAAGATAAACAATTCGATGATAACTTTTTATTAACTAAAGATGCGGCAGATTTATTGACTCAGCGATATGTTAGCCGGTTTAAATTTACGCCATTTGTAAGAACATTTAAAACTGAAGAAAGAGCGCTTACTTTTAATACTGGTGATGTTGTAGACTTAATTACTACAGTTGATCAAGGCGCAAACGGATTACCTTCAGGAAATATTAGAGCGCAAATACTTAAAATTAATCCACGCTATGAAAAAACTGGTAGAATTTACGATGTAACCACTATGTCATATGAGGCTGCATTTAATACTGGTAGTGAGATAGTTTTAGACTCCGCTTTAGGTAGTGTGAATCTTTATATACTTGCTGGCGCTCCTAGTCAGTCTGTAGATTTAACTTTCGTGTTAGATGGTACTTACTCACAAGGCGCTACAGCAATTAGAGCCGGTGCTTTTGCTACTGGTTCAAAAATAACACTAATACTAGTAAACGGATTTGACGGACAGGCTAACGGCGGCAATGGTGGTAAAGGTCAAAGTATAGAGACTGATGGCCCGATAGTTGTCGTATCTGCACCCGCTGAAAACGGAACTGCTGGTGGCATTGTTTACGATGCTCAAGGAGTGGATACAGATATTTACTTTAGCGGAGCAACGCCAAGTGTCGCGTTCCCTACTGCTGACGGATATATCAGAGCGCCTAGCGGTGGTGATGGTGGTCATGATGCAGTTTCGTTATTACCTCCTGCTGATTCTGGTAACGGTGGTGATGGTGGTGACGGAAGAAACGCGGGAACTGGTGGTCAAAGCGGTGACGCTGAAGGTGTATTAACTGAATTAGGTAGTACAGGCTCTAACGGTGAGATTGACGGTACTGGTTCGGGTTGGGGAAATGTAGGCGCAAACAATGACGCTATCGGCGGTTTAGCTGGTAGCGGTGTAGTAGATAACGGGGCAACGGTGGTATTCTTCGGAGACACACCAGCAAGATACATTAACGGGAATGGTAATCACTAATGAAAGCATATCATAATACAGCGGTTTTAAAATTTGATGATGACACAACGGGCAATGCGGCAAGTGGAGCCACTGTAACTGTAAGAATAAATAGCTCGCAAGCGCTAGCATCTCTATTTGATGTTGACGATATTGCTATTGGCAACCCTTTAACTACGGATTCAAATGGAAATTACTCATTTAAAGCTACAGATAATATTTACGATATAATCGTAAGCGAAGGAACAGCGAATGAGGTCAAACTAGAAAAGGTTGAGGTTGCAGAGATACCAATCCCTTCTGTTTTAATCAACGACCTGTCACAAGCTTATGACTTCTCAACTATTGCAGAAATGACATCAAGTTTAATAGTTTTCCCTGTAGGAAAGGATCTCAATGTTAACGGCGAGGGCGGTACAGCGACTCCTTATAAGGTTCAGGTTGCGGTGTCTGATGAGTCTATAGCTGGCGGATTGTATGCTAAAAGGTTATCTAATTGGGATTTGTCAATTGATGGTGTCGAGACGGTTAGTCAAGCAAGGTTACTAACTGGTCTTTTAGATACAAATACGGTATCAATAAACAACCCATTAAACGAAAATCAAAAAGGTCAATATTACGTTGATACTGCGGATACAGAAACAAGCGACGATAACGGCAAAACCTGTATTGTTACTGATGAAGGTGTGCGCTTAAAAGTTGGTATTAGGCCAGTAACGGCAGATGTTGCAATAGGTGATTTAACTAATCATTTTGACGACAATGAAATATTAGATTCTATTTACGGTGCTTTTGTTAAATCTGGCGTTGCCATGTCGGTTCCTGGCGTTGCTCCTCAAACTTTATCGGGTGCTGGTACTGCTGACGCTGATCTAGGTGTGACCCTAACTTACGCTAAAGATTGGATTTATTACGCGAATGTAACCGCTAATGCTGCCGGCGTTTCATCAATCAGGCTTGGTGGTTCGGGTGATGCTCAAGCTGATGTTATTGAAATATCGTTTAACTATAATCATGTCACCTCGTCTGCTGTAGTCGGAACAATATCAATAAACTTTTTCGATGTTGTTACTAGGGTACTTTATACAGGCACTCAGTTTGCAGATTTTGCGATAGTGTACGACAGTAAATACGATGTTTTTTACATGCTAGACCGTGGAACGTTTAGTTTATATTCTGAAATAGCAACAAGAGCAGAATTTGCCAACGTATCAAAAAACCTTAGCGAATTATCTTATATAAATGATGCTAGTGGTTCGTTAATTATTGGACACTCAAAGCTATGTAAACCGAACTATATAGCAATTGGTGACAGTTTATGTGGCGGTGACAATTTCTTTAGCCCTAACCCCTCACAAGGATGGACTGATTACGATCATCAATGGGAAAATCATGCTAATGCTGAAGGTATTAACACAGTAATTATTAACCGTGGTGTAGGTGGTCAACGCTCCGATGCTATCACAGCAAGAGTTCAAGCCGATGTTATCGATCAAGGTTGTCGGCAAGCTTACTATCATTTTTCGACTAATGATGCGCGCAATATTATGGGTGGCCCACTTTCTTATGCAACAAGGTCTTTTAATATCCAAACAGCTCTTGATTTACTGGATTTAAACGGCATTCAATCGGTAATAATTAACTCAGTTTATTCTAATCAAAACGCTACATGGGCGGCTTATTATCAAGATTATTTAACTGCTGATGATGGATTTAGAACGCTAGGCAACTATAAAACGTGGGTTGATCAAATGCTTGTTCTTGCTGATGGTAGCGGAACTTTAGACCCTGCACTTACTGATCCTGATGGTACTCACCTTAATCAAGCTGGTTACACATTAATGGGGCAAACTATCGGCGCAGCTGCTTTTAGTCCGGTTGAAACTGTCAATAAAATTAATGATGAAACAAAGTTTGATTTCCCTGGTGGCTTACAGTCATTCGGTAAAGATGTAAACAATAAACCTAGCGGATGGGCAATATTAGAGCCTGTTACTGGCACTCTTGACTATAAAGTCACACTATTTACAGAAGGTGCGGACAAAGTCGTTTTAGGTGGCTACCGTGAATCACCAAGCGCATGGACTATACACGTAATACTTAGCGAGTCAGTCGAGCCAGCAGTATTAAGCACCTATGGGGCATTTGCCACCAATGACGCGGGCATTGCTATGTTTGGTGGTACGGTGTTTACTGGCAACGGTGCGAAAGATGCTAGGTATTTTGCTAACCTACTATTTAACACGGGCGTTTCAGGCGTAACAATTCCTGACGAGTCAGAGATGCAAAACCTAGCTTGGATGGTTAGATTTTAAACCAAAAGCACAGGGAGTTAAGGCTCTCTGTGCTGGTTATGTTACATTTCCCATCTAGCTTTTTTACTTCTAACATCTATATGAGTAAACGAACTGTACTTACCTATTCCGTATGAATTAGGCATATGACCATCTAGAAACTTATAAACATCTCCAGGGTGAATATCTTTAACCATAATGTCAGCAGCAATACCTTGTTTGTGCTTACTGCCATAAGAGCCACCTATACTCTCGTTGTGTTCACTACATCGACAAGCTGAGCTGATAGTTACAGGTTTGTTAAATCGCTCTCTAACAACCTCTAAAACTCTAACTAGCTCAACATCTACAGTAGAGAATCCGCAACCACATTTACATGCGAACTCATGACGACTAAAATTATTACTTACTTTGTGCATTCGTAATTCCTCCAAATTGTTGATAATAAATATCTGCATGGACCACCTTTGTAATACTGTTAACTGAAATAGCTATTGATAACGCAATAGTACTCCATACAAACAGCAGTACAAAAAACATATTGGCCGTATGGTCTAGCGATTTAAGTATTGATTTAAACATAAGTCCTCGTTAAAACACGCAATCAAATTATATCATTACGCATTTGCGTCAAATTAACGTAATAGCTAATCATATAAGTCACTGTAAATCATTGAGCTTTTATAAATACTATTACGTGTTTTTACGGTTCGTGTGTACAGCAGTGTTATAAGGCTTTGTGTTTATCTCTAATATTTCCAATAAACCCTAAATTTTTACTACATTTAGTGCATACCGCATCACAAGCCATTGTTTCTCTGTAGTTACTGTGGTCACAATTCTTCTGTTTAAAGTATTTTTTAATTCCGTAATAACTGTGAATTAGAATAAAAAGCACAATTACCACTAGAGTAAGTATCGTTTCAATCGTAAATATAAACATTCTTTTTCTCCTTAACAAACCTTATAACAAGGCAATTAAATCGGACACAATAAAGTTAGCTGCGTCCTTAATTTCTATGGCACTGTGTGCCGCTTATTGCGAGGTTAGGTGTTTGGTGTAATTAATTATACTTGTGGTTTTCTGGCATAGTGATCCGAGCAAAAACCCTGTGAACATCCCTACCTACAGGCAATGATTCGTGTATAAAATGGTTATTACCATAATAAACCGTATCAGCCTTTAATAATTGTGGCTCATCTAGCGCTATATGCCTACAGTCACCACCAACACTAGGAAATCCTGCATACTCACCTTCCCACCCTAAACAGCTTGCGTAGTTTGTCGCTAAAATAATACCTCCTGTTTCACTCACATACTGCCTGTTATGTTCATCTGTATTTACAGGAGAGCCGCTTTCCCCTATCTTCCAGCCACCACCACCACCACCAAAACCCATGGTAACAGGTTCATAGTTACCATCTGTATGTGGTGCAGGTCTACGCAATGTTTTACCTGCTTTTAGTGTTTTCCCATGTATAGTAAAAAACGCCGTTCCTTTTGCTTTTATACCATTAAGCATAGTTTCAACTGTTTTTTTAAATTCACTAGGCAAGCCGATTAACGTTTCCAAATCAAAAGGGATCATTGATATTTCTTGGTTGGTAAATGGTAGGTCTATTGTGTTGGTTTCTTTAAATGTGCTTAACATCTTTCTTTCTCCATTGTTTTAATCTGCAATTATTGCAACAAAATTTAGCTCTATCGGTTCCGTGAAATTCTTTAGGGTTACCGTTTTCGCCTTCTTTGCACTCGTTGTTTTCACACTGCTTAAGTTTAATCATAGGTGTAGCGTAACGTAGTTTCGTTTCAAGTCAAGAAATAAAAAGGCGTAATCCAAAGAAAACACCTAACAATTAATTTCAGGTCGGACACGTTCAGTCGTTCCTCCCTCTCTTAGCCGCCTAAATTGTGGTTATATTTATTTATTTCTCACCCAATCGGTTAGCCTTTTTGCATACTTGTTAGGTCTATCACCAATATTCACTACTTCTACAGCAGTAATCATCAATTGCAGTATAAATATCAATAATGCTGGTATAGATATTATCGCAACCACTGGCAAAACTATAGGTAACACAACCCACCACTTCCAGTTTTTAATAGTCTTATTTGTATTCATGAGTCCTCCGAAATAAAAATATAACAACGTAATTCATGTTCGGAAAAATAACAGTTGGTCGCTACGCTATAAAACTCAACTATCATTTTCCGCATAATTCAAAGGTTATACGGCTAAGTTAAACACCTTATTTAAGTGATCAACAATCCGCTTTGCCTTTTCTTTATTTATGTATGTGTATGCGTGGGATTCATTGTATTCAATATCAACACATACTGTTTCTTCTGTTTCTCTTGCGTGTACCATTGTTTCATCATCTATCTGTATTTCACCTATCTGTGTATACATTCCTTTATCTCCTTGAAGAGCCGTATAACAACTCAAATCAGCGCGACAAATAACAGTTTGCCGCTTCGCTATAAATCTAAACTTTATATTTGCACCTGTTTGTCAGGTTATATTTCCTTCACCTAAAAACCGCAATTAAGCGGCTAAAGGGATGGTCTTTAATCATCATAGTTACATTATCGTATCCTCGGTTGTTTATATCCACCATGTTAGGTTGCCTTTCAATATCTCAGGTCTTTGCACCAGAAAACCCCAGTTAAGGGGCGGCGAATATAACAACTACAATCAGTCGGAATTTAACAGCAAACCCACGCTGTTAAATCCGCTGTTGTTCAGGTTATGTTACTAAGCCAAGTTTAGCGTTAAAATAATCTGCAAATAAATCCTTTAGTAAAATACTTGCTATTCGATCAACCTCAAAACCATCTATAGGCATACTATTATTAAATCGCTCTATGCGATGATAGTTATTATACGTTAACTCTATATCCCAAGTTTTCATCTCGCTTGGCTGGCTTCTTATTGGTATAGGGTTAAAATTAACCTCTGCATAAACACCGTCAGCTTTCGCTACTTCATTTATTTTTACTGCAATATCCAGCAATGTAGTATCTTTCATCCTATCAATCCTTTTTAGTGGTGGTAACATAACAAGCAATTCAAACGGACGCCCAACAGCAGGCGCGCGTTTAATATGGAGGTTATAAGGCAATCACCTTAGTTGCTATTAAGTTATTAATGGCTTGCTTTGTTCGCCACTCTTTTGGCATTAATTTGATAGCGTACCCAATTAATTTACAGCT